GGCGGCTTATGAAATCATAGATCGTCTGAACACCGAGGCCGAACGTCTCCCTTCTCATATAACTGGATCTTTACGAGAACCTGTACCACCAGTTGATATTATTGCAGGATTCATGGACGATATGGAGTGTTGTATATACGATGGTTGTAGCGAGAAACACGAGCGTATATTTACCATTGCCAAGGATGTTGCAGATGATATCATTCTGTTATTTTTGTAAACACTATGAACTTTTTTATATTTGAAAGGAGAAAAAATCATGAAGGTATTAAGAAAAAGAGAAGTCGAGGTTAAGAAAGCACGGATCGGAGATCAGATCACAATTCAACTGGTTGAGTTTGGTGAGTTTACCGCAACGGTACAGAAAATCACGGACAGAGGACCGTTGTTTATGTTTGACGATTACGTTGCTAGTAGGCCCATGAATGCAAAGCCAACCAACAAAGGCGGCTTTGAAAAAAGTGACCTTAATAAATGGATGAGCGATGTTCTGTTACCTGCTTTTCCGGAAGCTATGCAAGGTAAAATCGAAAATCTTACGATTCCGACATACGGGCAGATGTTCGGTCATGACGATTGGTACAACGATGTCATGGAGCCTGACGATGATGAGCAGTTCCCTCTTATGGTGAAGCGGATGAATCGTGTTGCTGATTTCTACAACAATTATGAGTGGGGTTGGCTACAAAACGCAACAAAGAAAAAAGTTTCTTCGTCTTATTTCGCTCATGTGGGCACCTATGGCATCGCGTACTACACCACCGCTTCGTACTCTCGTGGGGTTCGTCCGGTCTTCTTATTGGTTGATTAAATCACCGCCCCTTGTGGGCGGCACCAAGAACTTAGAAACGAAAGGAGAAAAAATGTGGGTAAATTAAACCTATCTAACATTGCCAAAGGTGTACGGACGGCAATGAAAAAACATAGTCCGGAGATTCTTACCGGTATCGGAATCGCTGGAATGATTACCACAACCGTAATGGCGGTTAGAGCCACACCTAAAGCTATGCGGTTGATTGAGGATAGATATCGAGAGGAGCCGGATGAGCGTCCACGATGGATAACATACATCAAGGGTGCGTGGGTTTGTTATATTCCATCAGCGATCGTAGGCGGAATATCTGTGGCTTGTTTAATTGGAGCAAGTTCTGTAAATGTTCGCCGTAATGCCGCATTGGCCACTGCTTATACTTTGTCAGAATCTGCTTTGAAAGAATATCAAGAAAAAGTAATCGAAACTATTGGTGAGAAGAAGGAACAATCTGTAAGGGATTCGATCGCCAAGGACAGAATTGAACGAGACCCCGTTACTAGTAAAGAAGTCATCATTACCGAAAGAGGTAATACTCTCTGCTATGATGTTATTTCTGGGCGATATTTCAAATCGGATATCGACAAATTAAAAAAGGTAGAGAACGAACTTAATAGACGGATGAGAGATGAAATATATATTTCTCTTAATGAGTTCTATTATGAAATCGGTCTTAATCCGACCAGTATCGGTGATGATCTTGGATGGAATATTGATCACGGATACATAGAGTTGAGTTTCAGTTCGCAGTTGGCGGATGAAGGAACCCCTTGTCTTGTGATTGATTATCAAGTCGCACCTAGATACGAATACAACAGGTAGCTTTTGGTACGCGAAAAAAACACGTTCTTTAATGGAGAACGTATAGACTATTTCTATATTTGAAAGGAGAAAAACAAAATGAATACTAACGAAATCATGGTAAACGAAGGGGTTATTGAAACAACTGAGGGAATCGCAACAGCGGGTTCTGGAAAGGGTTTTAAGGTGGCAGCAGGTGTCGGTTTGACAGTTCTTGGAGGCTTTGTAGCTTACAAGTATGTAATCAAACCGGTAATAGCTAAAATCAAAGCCAAGAAGGAACAGCAGAGGATTAACGCAGGAGTTTATGATTTTGACGATGCCGAAATCGATGAGTAACTTGATGTACCTAAGTAAATAGAAAACAGAGTTCTAACGAGGGAGATCACCTTTAACAGGGTGCTTTCCCTTTTTCTTTTTGAAAGGAGAAAAAAATATGAACAACTTTGTAAAAGGTGCTTTGATATTTACCAGTGGTGTAGCTGGAGGGTTCGTACTTTGCGGTATAACTACTATTAAATTTGTGGTTAAGTCTGATGCTTTTCGGACGGCACTAATATATTTTCCGTACGTAAAAATAAAATTTCAGAAGAAGTAACAACGTTCCTGTATGGAGAAAACAACAAAACAAAGAAAAGATATCCGTTAGAAAGGAGAAGGGTTTATGAAACAGTATTCGTACGATGGGCCAGTTATGGAATTTGAGACTTGTGTTTCTAATCGTTGGAAAGCTTCTACGTATGCTGTATCTGAGAAAAAGGCAAAGAGTAATCTTACCTATCAATATAAGAAAAAGAACAATAAGGTTCCAAATAGTAAAATCACTTTACCGGGACCCCTCGTTCTAGTTCAATGAAAGGAGCAAACGTAATGGAGGAATACAAGCCAAATTCCCATAAATCTAAGGAAGATCAAAAGGGGTCTGTACCAGAGAAAAAGGTAGAAAAAGTAATTGCTGGGACGGTAAAATCCAAGAAGAAAAGCGAGATTCAGAAGTTTACGGATGTATTTATTTCGGAAGACGTTGGTAATGTAAAATCTTATATTTTATTGGATGTACTGGTTCCAGCAATTAAAAAAGCCATTTCGGATATCGTGACAAACGGTATCGATATGATTCTATATGGAGAGACCGGTAAGACAAAGAGTAACTCTAATGCTTCTAAGGTATCTTACAGAAGTTACTATGACAGAGGAAATAATCGTAGGGATTATAGCGCAGCTCGAACAAAAACTGGCTATAACTATGATGACATTATCTTGGATAAACGAGGAGAAGCCGAAGACGTCCTATCAAGAATGGATGAGCTGATTTCTACTTATGGTTTAGTTAGCGTTGCCGACTTATATGATTTAGTTGGTATCACTGGTAATTATACAGACAACAATTATGGATGGACCGATATTCGAAGTGCATCTGTAATTAGGGTACGGGACGGCTATATGCTTAAACTACCTAAGGCGCTTCCGCTAAATTAAGGAGGATTCTTATGGATGGCTATTTGATGTCATACGGCTACATGGGTTTTGTTGCTGGGCGTTGGATATTATTCGCAACGGAATCCGAGTATTACGAATATTTGAATGAGGAGAGATAAAATGACAAGAGCAGAAACTCTAGATAGAGCCAAACAATGTGTATGCGGTCAACGTGAGAATGAATATGGCTCACCCGAAGATAACTTTCGGTCGATAGCCGCTTTATGGTCGGTGTATAAAAATACTGATTTCACAGCAACCGACGTTGCCATGATGATGGCGTTACTTAAGATCGCTAGGATTAAAACGGGGACCGCAACTGAAGACAGCTTCGTAGACTTAGCTGGTTATGCAGCCTGTGGTGCAGAGATTGCATCTAAAGAGGATTCTTATGGATGGCTATGTGGTGCAGAGATTGCATCTAAAAGAGAAATATATATTTCATCTGCTAATAAAGAAAAGGAGATTATCTGATTATGAAAAAAACAGAACTTATGACGACTGTAAGCAGTTCGTTTAACAAGGTGGGATTTAAGCTCAAAAAACATAGCCCCGAAATTCTCGTAGTAGCCGGTGTAGTCGGAACTGTTGTAAGTGCGGTCATGGCTTGTAAAGCTACTACCAAAGTGAGTGATATTTTAGAAAAAGCTAAAGAAGATATCAACTCTATTCATGATTGTGCGGCCAATGATGAGTTCGCAGAGGAATACACTCCCGAAGATGTTAAGAAGGATTTAACCATTGTTTATGTTCAGACCGGTATTAAGCTTGCTAAACTTTATGCCCCAGCAGTAGCTCTTGGTGCTCTGTCTCTGAGTGGTATTCTGGCATCGAATAACATTCTTCGTAAAAGAAATGTAGCTCTCGCAGCTGCTTATGTTACGGTTGATAAAGGATTTAAAGAATACAGAAATCATGTAGTAGAGCGTTTTGGCGAAGAAGTCGACCGCGAGCTGAAGCACGGTATCAAGGCAAAGAAGATTGAAAAGGTTATAGTCGGCGAAGATGGTAAGGAAAAGAAAGTCAAAGAGACCATCAGCGTTGTAGAAAGAGATTCATTGAGCGATTATTCTTTCTTCTTTGAAGAGTCTAATCCTTATTGGGAAAAAGACGGAAACTATAATCGAATGTTTCTTCTCGCCCAGCAGCAGTATGCTAACGATAAACTCAGGGCAAACGGATATTTGTATCTGAACGATGTGCTTGACACTCTTGGTATTCCGAGAACTAAAGCCGGTCAAATTGTTGGTTGGGTATATAATCCCAATAACCCTAATGGTGATAATTACGTTGATTTCGGGATTTACGAAACCTACCGAAGGGATGAAGAATCTTTCGTAAAGGAGACAGCTATGCGTGAAAGATTTGGAAAAGAAATATACGAACGAGTAGTCCTTCTTGACTTCAATGTAGATGGAAACATTTTGGATCTGATGTAATGAGTGCATCAAAAAAGCGGATTAGCTTTAACCGTTATGACTATAAAAAGCGAGGAGAACGATTATGAATAAAACAATAAATTTTATGATGTTTGTTCTCGGCGTAGCCGTCGGTTCAGTAGTTACCTGGCGGTATGTCGAGAAAAAATATGAGCAGATAGCTCAAGATGAAATCGATTCGGTAAAAGAAGTATTCTCCAAGAAAGAAGCTGAATTTACTGAGAATACAGAAGCCCGAATAAAGGCGGACAACGCAAAAGAAAAGCCGAGCGTTATAGAATATGCAGCCCGCTTACGCGAACAGGGTTATACTAACTATTCCGACATGGTTGATGAAAAACCCGAAGAGGTGAAAAAGGAGCCTATGAGCGTAGATAAACCTTATGTTATCGCTCCGGAAGAGTTTGGCGATTTAGATGACTATGAAACAATTAGTCTAACTTATTACGCTGATCAAATTCTGGCCGACGATAACGATGTAATCGTGGATGATGTCGAAGACGTTGTCGGATTCGATTCTTTGAATAGTTTTGGAGAGTATGAGGATGATTCAGTATTTGTCAGAAACGACAGATTGAAATGCGACTATGAAATCCTTCTTGATCAAAGAAAATATTCAAGCGTTATCAGAAGAAAACCGCACGAGGTGGATGATTAATGACGAAAAACGAGCTGAACAAAGAATACTTCGAATGGATGTACCAGCTCGTATGCAATGAAAAATATCCGAAAAGGCTATCCTATCGGAAGCTTTTGACCCATCTACATGATATGGAGTTTACCTATATCATTGGAATGGATGGCAACAGAGCCGAAGATGGGATAGACCTCCGATATCGATTTGGATATGAGCGTCAGTACAATAGTCCTATGATAGCAACATATTTGGACGACCGTCCTTGTAGTGTTTTAGAAATGCTAACAGCCCTTGCTATTCGTTGCGAGGAACACATTATGGACGATCCTGATATAGGTAATCGTACCGGGCAATGGTTTTGGAACATGATTTCAAACCTAGGTTTAAATTCTTTGAACGATGCAAGATTTGATAGTAGATATTTGAACCGCGTCATCACAAGGTTTTTGAATCGAGAATACAAAAGAAATGGAGAAGGCGGATTATTTACTGTTAAGAACTGTAAACATGATTTGCGAACTGTTGAAATTTGGTATCAAATGTGTTGGTACTTGGACGACATCCTAGTATCTTAG